GCAGCCCCGGATGGATTCGACGACGAGGGCAAGGGCGACGTCCTGGAGCTGCTGTCGCGGCTGCTGGTCGGCGGGAGCTACCGCATGCCCGTTGAGGGCCGCAGCACCTTGGCTCCGCTGGGCAGCAGCGACATCGCCGGCGCGGTCGGCTACATGCGCAATCCGCTGGAGAAGCACACCGCGCTCGCCGTAGCGACGAGGATGGGTCCAGCTTCAATCGCAAAGCTCTCTCTTGCGGCCTATCGTCAGGTGGCCAAGGACGTGCGTGCTATGCGGCCGCGGCCGCTGGATCTCGGCAAACCGGCAGATCGTTGGCGCCTGCGCCTGGTGATCTACGACGCAGCCCACGAACTGGTGTGGCCTGAGCGGCGGCAACCGTTCGCCGGCCTAGCCAAGTCAGCCAAGATGCGCAAGGGCAACTACATCAAGGCCCATAAGTGCGCCAGCGCTGTCCTGCAGGAAGCGCTTCACGGTGGCAGGAAGGGGTTTCGTAAAGCGCTGTGGCTCGGGCAGCCCGCGCGTGATTGTGCGGAAGAGCACGATGCAGCGGGCCGGGCTTGATACCGGCGTCTTTATTCGCCTTGCTCCAAGGGGCCGCTTCCGCTGGCAGTGTGTCCGTCCACGCCGCCGCTGCACCGCGGCACCGGTCTATCCGCATGCGTGTTCAGCGCATCGATAGTCTGGCTATCGGGCGCCTCAGTGCTCGAGGCGGAGGGCTACCCTTGTCCCTGCAATTACTGCTAGATAGCGGGCGTTGAAGCGTTCAAACGCCTCCGAAATCTCTGACTCCGCAGCTTCCCAATTGTCCCTCTGTGCAGGATTCACTTCGCGGCCGATCAGGTCCGGCGGCAAAGCGAGGTCGCGCCGGATCTGCGCGATGAGCATTGCGCTTCCACCCAGCTGTAACACATCTTGGCTAACTGGGGTTCCGAAAAGGTATTGAAATGTGGGTGCCAGAGCGAGAATGGCGTCTGCTTCTGGCATATGCTGGAGATTCCTGAACGTTGATACCGTACGCCTTAGCTCTTCGAAAGCGGCAAATCTGCGATCAAAGAGATCTGCTTTCAGCTTGTTGCGCGCCGTGCGCCACTGCTGCCATGCGACATAAGCGACCGTCGCGGTCAAAGCCAGCTGGCCTGCTGCAGCGACCAGTTTGATCTGAAGATCCGTCATTCCGAGTACGGTCTCAACCATTGCGACGCCCTCCCTGTATTGGCCAGGATTATCACATTTGTTAAGGTTTGTTAGGGGGCGGCAGGCCGCTTCCCTACAATTCTTCAAATGGGGCGCTGGATGGATCCTTTGTGCGAGAACATTTTGATCGGCCTCGGGACTGGGCTAGTCACAGGGCTGTTGTCCGGCTATTACTCCGGCATGGTGATAAGCCGGACGTCTCGGTTTCACTCGCTGCTTAGAGACGCGCAACGCGTCTTGAAGCAAGTTGAATTCGAACAGCTTGATAGCGCTGTCGTCATTCGTTACTGGGAGCCCAGGCAGCTTGGCGCGGTCGCCGACGATTTGGCCACGGATCGCGAGGTGCACGCCGCCACAGTTGTGCGCACGCGATCTATCGATGTAACCAAGGCCTTCTATGCTGCGGTCGAGGGGAAGCTAAACGCAACGGAGTTTGAAGCCGTGCTGACGCGTACTCGCAATGAGATTTCCAAACTCCGACCTTCGAAGCGCGTTCTGATTCCGTGGGGCCAGTTATGAGCTTTTGGACATTGGCAATCGATTGGCCGGCAGCCATGCTAGGGGGCGTTGCGAATGAAGATTGACTGGGTTCTGATCCTGGGAAACAGGCTTGCCATCGCGTGGGCCATTGCTGCCGTTAGCGCGTACCTATGCGACCGCTTCTCTGGGAACAGCGGCGCGACCTTGTACTCCATCGTGATGATCGGGTTTGCCATTACCGTCCTCGTGGACGGCTTTCTTGACGTGTTTGAGGCAGAAAGACCCCAGGGGCTGCCATGGGGAACAATGGTCTCTTTCATCATCATTGTGCTCAGCGCGATTGCGATGCTCGGTCTGTGGTTGGACACCTACTGCAAGCCGCCGGGGAACAAAGCTGCTTGGATTTGTTCATATATCTGACCTCAGTTGTTCCTCATGAGGAGGATTTCTTCCTCATGAGGAACCGCAGTTGCCTCGGGAACCGAAAGTAGGTTTGAATTTCTACAGTGGGCGTTCTTATGGGCGCCTCCATTCAAAGGCCGTTGATTGACCAGGACGTGGGAGTCCGCTGGTTGATCAGCGGCCTTCTTGTTTGCGGGGTAGAGCAGTCCGGCAGCTCGCGTGGCTCATAACCACGAGGTCGGTGGTTCGAATCCACCTCCCGCTACCAAACGGCCGGTAGTCATGGCCACCACTCAAGCCAGCACATAGGCCGTCGTGAGACGCGCCGCTGGTGTCCGCGCGACCTTGCAACCGCGGTAGTGGTGGGCCATGCCGGCCTCCTTTCATTGGGGGAACCGCGGTGAGCATCAAAGAGCAGATCACAACGGACCTGGCGGTCGCAGGTTCGAAGATCGGGGCGGCCGTGAGCGTCACCGCTGCGACCTACTCGCCGGGCTACACCCTGAGCGACTGGGCGCTGATCGGCACGATCATCTTCACCATCGTCCAGACGTTCACCGTCATGGTGAAGAACTGGGGTGACTGGTCGGCCTGGTGGACCGCTCGCATGGGCAACGCCAGGCGACTCTGGGCGTGGTTCCGCCGCCGTGGCTGACGCCAAGCTCAGAACCAAGCAACGCGTCGGCTTCGCCGCCGCACCGCTGGCGCTGATCGGCGCCTTGGTCGCCGCCCTGGGCACGAACGACTCGGCTCATGAAGGGCGGCGCTACACCCCGTACTACGACTCGGCCGGCATCCTGACTGTCTGCGCGGGTATCACGGGACCGGCAGTGGTGAAGGGCAAGCGGTACACCGACGCCGAGTGCACGAGGCTGGAAACTACCTACGTGCAGACGATGCTACGCCACATGGGGCAGTGCGTCCCCGGCGAGTTCGAGTTCCACGAGATCAAGGCCTGGGGCCACTTCGCCTACAACATCGGCACGCCGGCATTCTGTGCCAGCACCGCGGCGAAGCGGCTCAACGCCGGCGAGCGCCAGGCTGCATGCGCCGAAATGTGGAAGTGGCGCTACGTCACGATCGGCGGCGCGAAGCGCGACTGCGCGCTGCCACAGTGGAGTGCGAAGTGCGGCGGCATCATCGATCGCCGGCAGTGGGAAATGGCCACCTGCCAAGGCCGCCTGCAGTGATCACCAGGGCGGCCGTCTTTGCCTGGTGGGCAGTCTGGAAGTGGGTTGCCATTCTGGCCGGCCTGCTGACCCTGTCGCTCTGGCTCAACGTCAGGCAGTACGGCGATCGCCGTGAGGCTGCGGCTGCAGCGCGGGCCGCCACCCTCGAAGACACGCTCGAGGTGACGGCCGGAATCGCGCGCCAGGCCCAGTCCGACAGTGGCCAGCTGCTGCAGCGCCTGGAGGTGATCGCCGCGCGCGGTGAGCGGATCAAGACCATCTACCGAGCAGCAGCTGCAGCGCAGCCGCTGCCAGCCAACTGCGCCCCGGGTCAGGCCCGGGTCGACGCCATCAACCAGGCCCTCGGGCCGACCAGCAGGACCGCGAAGTGATCCAGAAGGCCTCGATCGGACGGATTGTCCACTACACCCTGAGCGACACCGACGCGCTCCGCATCAATGCGCGCCGGACCGACGGTCCGTCCATCCAGGAGCGGCTGCTCGACAGCACCTGGCCGGCGGGGGCCCAGGCACACATCGGCAAGAAGGTCGCCGCCGGTGACGTGCTGCCCGCGATGGTCGTTGCGGTACAGCCGAACGGCCAGGTCAACGCCCAGGTGTTTCTGGACGGCAACGACGTGCTGTGGGTCACCAGCCGGGACGAGTCCAGCGAGGAATCCGGCAGCCACCCGGGTCGCTGGCATTGGCCGCAGCGCTGACACCATGCTGCTGCGCCAGGCTCTCCCGATCGCGGCACTGACGCTGCTGGC